TTTATGGTTTTTGAGATAATGATAGATAAGATAAATAGAACTTTAACATAACTTTAACATATAAGGGGTATTTAATAGGGTAAAATTTAGATATTTTTCCTTTTCTGTCAGTTTTTGTAGTTTTGGACAAGGGTAGCTCACAATTTGCGTAAGGATTAACAAATTGCACTTCGTGAAAACTGATTAATAACTTCGTCAGAAACATTTTTACAAACTATCTGCGACGCTGGTATTTATGGGGTCGTCGGCATGCTCCTCCGTGCCTAACGGGGTGTGTGGTTGTTTCTGCCTCTCCTCACGTCGGGCAGCGGGGCAGTCGTGGGATAAGGTGGGATATATCGAAAGCGAAATAAAAGTAAAATATATTTACACGATTTAGTTTCAAGGTTCAAAAAACGCCCATTTCATCGATAGGCGAAAGGTTTTTTAACTGATTAATTTTAGACAATAAAAAGGCACCCTTATATGAGTGCCTTAATAATTAGTGACCAAGAGAAACAAGCAATGCTCCAAATACTCTAAATACGACATCTAAAGCTAAAAGTCCAGCTATAACTTTAAGCCAAAATAAAATCAAATCAATTTTTTTCATAATAGATATAATAAATAAAATTACCAACCTAAGAGATAATGACCAGGTGAAGCAGCTTTAGTAAACTTTTCTGAGCCTGCACCAAAATTATAATACATCTGGGAGCCATTAACACCAATACGAGAGAGTTGCTCAGCCTTATCAAATCCAAAGTTCCACCAAAATGCCTTATTCTTATTATTCTTATCAATATTGTCGAAACCAAGACCTTGAAGAATAGTACGGTTAAGTTGACCTTTAGTCTGATTGTCAATCTTAATACCAGAGGTACGAGCAGCGGACTCAATAGCGTTCGCAACCAGACTCTGAACTTGTGCAGTACCAACAGCAGCGTTAGTATTAGCATTCATGCGATTAGTCTTCGCATTATATGCGTTAGTATTAGCGTTCTGATTTTCAATACTAACATGTTTCCAACCTTGAGCAACATTCTGATAGGTTGCAAACTCTTGCGCTATAAGATTAGATAATTGCTGTTTAAACATAACATCCTTGTACTTAGTAGCAATGCCTAAATCAATGTTAGCCATAGCGTTCTGTAACTGAACTTGAAAAACTTGCTGGTCGAGAAGTTCCTTTTGTTTCTTAGCAGTGTCAACACTGATGTTCATTAACTCTTTACGTTGTTCAAGGGTTGAATCAAAAAAATTATTTTCTTGCTCTGTACGTCTGAACTCTGCACCAGTTTTACCAGTTTCAGCATTTGTCTTTTGAATATTAGCCTCATTCTGGCGACCACGTGTCTCATTATCGATATCTGTACCAGTCTTCTGGCTACCTTTCAAAGCTGCATCTGACATAGTTGAAACAACAGAGGAAAAGACACCTGCAGCACGCTCTATAGAATTCTGTAAGGCATCACCTAAGCCAAGAGCAGGCTGAACTTGTGTACCTTGCATAGGGGCAGAACTTGCAGAAGTAAGAGCACTAGACGGAGTTCCATTTTGTAACTGTCCAACAGCCATATAAGGGTTAATTCCTGCATCCTCATATCTTTGACGTTGAGCAGCAGGAGTAGAGTAATCTAACCAGCGATTAAACTGATTTTCATTAAATTGTTGTTGTTCTTGGAATATGCGATAATTTTGCGCATTTGTTTCACGTGCAATCTGTAAGTTAGTTGCATTTGCACGTCTTTGAGCAGAGGCAGAAGTAGAACCACCAATTAAGCTACCAAGAACCGAACCAGCTGCACCAATGGCAGCAGCGACTGGGAAAGGCATAATAATAAATTTTATAAAATAACGTGAAAGTCCCTACATTATTGCAGGGACTAAAGAAAATTATTCAGCAGGCGGAGATACTGGCTCTACTGGAGCAGGCTCGACTGGGTCAGTAGCCTCTGTATCATCAACATTGCGAAGTTCGTCAACAAACTCTTTGAACCTTTCAAGTTCTACAGGGTCGGTTGAATAACGAGAGGGAAGTATCTCAAGCAAATCATCATCTGATAACTCTTTAGGGGAATTATAACCTTTCTGTTTGGCAAGACTTGTTAAAATCAAATCTCTCTCAACATTAGGTGTATTAGGTGACATCAATCTACTAATAGCGTTATCACGCCAGCCAGTAACTGGGTTAATAGGCTGAATAGTATCAGTTAATGATGCATCAACAATTGATTCACCAGTAACTAAACCATTTACCTCAAGAGGTATTTCACGACTTACAGAAGATTCTGAACGCTGATTCTGATAGAGAATTTCAGCACGTGTTAATTTCTTTTCCATAAATCAAAGATTAAAGTGATGAAAGACCAGTGACAGACATAGGACGAACTGCCTTGACATTGAAATAACTATTAACAAGGAATTGGTCGGTAGAAGAACCACCATCATAACCAACTGCAAAAATATTATCCATAATTCCAGGGTCAATCATGAAGTTAGAAGCAGACAAATCAACAGATACTTTATTATCAGCCTTTTTGTAATTAATAAAATCCCAACGTGGTGTAGTCCAAGCATTCAAAGAAAGACCAGTCATAAAGTCACCAAAAACAACATCACGAGCAGTTTTATATTCATGATAACGTGGCACATAACCAAGAACCTTATTATTAACTTCACGAGAATTAGACGGAGTGTCAGAACGGAAGAAAGCTAAATCAGATGACTTTAAAGGGACGTAGCCTAAATCTTGAAATTCTGGCTGAAAATAATCCTCACGATTCAGTTTTGTGTTGAATGGATCAACGAATATAGCATTATAATCTGGCTGAGGAACAATACTATGAATACACATAATAATACCATGCTCTTTAGAAGTAAATTCAATAGCATGAGAATTCAAAGAACCAATACCTTTACCAGTAACTTGACCAACTACAGAATGACTATCTCCAGCAGTACCAGACGCAGTTGCAATAACTTCACCGATAGAAATCGCATTATCAAAACCACCAATAAAATGCGCCATAGGCTTGCGACTTTCTGGAACATCAAAACCAAAGTGAGCTGCAATCTGTGACTGATAATCAAGACCATGAGCACGACGAGTAGCCTCGAGCATCTTATCAAGGGCAAACATAGCACGCAAATCAGTAGGAGATATAGAACGCAAGCCGTCTTGTGAATTAGTCTTTAAAGACGGAATACCAAGAGAAGAACGTTCGATTCCATAACCAGATGAACCAACCAAAGCAGGAAGTTCAAAAATACCTTCATTATAATTAGGTGTAGGAATTGAAGAAGTAATCAAATCTTTGTTCCATTGACGATAACGAAGTGTAAGAGCCTTTTCTACAATATCAACTGGAACTTCAGCAAGATTGTCGTCTTTCAACCAATCAATATTGAATGATTCAACATCTGGTTTCTCCCATTGCTGATTACGATAAAAATCGTTATAGATTCGTTGGTAAGCAAGTAAACGGAAAATAGACAACTTAGCACCAGTACCAGAATGAGAATCATAGTTTAAAGATGAAGAACGATGATACCCAAGAGCAGGGACATCATTAGAAGAAGACGACTGAGTAGACTGCAAATCAGCAATCCGACCATCAGCACAAACTCCATAACCAAGATAATGAAGAAGTTTATAAGCACCAAAAGGACGTTTATAACCGAGAACATCAAGTGATTTATAAGATGCACCAGATAACTTGTCAAGAATCTTGTCAAGGTCAAAATAAGGGGCAGACTTTGGAACCCAATCATAATTAGTAGTACCAGTAGACGAACGTCTTGCAGTACTGTCTGGGTTGACTACACCAGTGAAGAAAGAATCAGAATACATCCATAGAGCAGGGTAGGGGACAAAGAAGAAATGGAAATATTCCTTGCAACGAGCGAAAGCAGCAGTATTTAACGGCTGTGTACGAACTAAGTCCTGCACGGATATACGAAACTTTTCAGAAGGGTTTACCTCCCAACAGCCAACTGGCAAGAGTTGACCTACAGAATTAGAGAACACACGACGAGAAGACAAATCAAAGCCGTTACGGCTCAAATTTGGGTGTGGTGTAGGAATTTTAAATGATGACATAACTAAATTGAATTAAAAATGTTAGGGTTTAATTGTTCATTAAGAACACGTGATTTATTATAATCTTTTGAAATCTTACATTGTAAATCTATATTAGTATAGTAAAATGGAGAAGACTTCTGTTTTAAGCTGTCAAGACATGCACCGTCTAATCTACCATGATGATACAATGAATCAACAGCAACACCATACGATGATAACGCAGCAGTGATATAAGGAGTAACACCATAACGATAAAGAGGAATACGCTCGTAAAATGTCAAATCAAAATCCATAAGATGAGATAAAGGCTGATGCAAGTCATCAACATACTTAATTTGATACTGATATTGCAAACGTAACTGGAACAACTCCTTATTACTATAGTAACGGTCAATATACATTAAATAAAGTTCTGGAGTAGAACTATATTCTTTACAGAAACGATAACAAGCTAAAGCAGCATGAATATCTATACTACTATCGAATTGTTCATGTAATACAGAAGATTCTGGAAGATAACCGTTTAATCTTTCAAAGTCGACTGCAAACGAATAAATTCGTAATTTTTCAAAATAAGATATAAAGCGCCAGCCTCGACACTTTGGAAAGTATCGCATTTCAAGCGAACGGGGAGGTTGAACATGTACGGTAGACTGAGTGGCAGCATCAGATTCAAGGTGTCCATAAGTTCCGTTAATGACATTTTTGAATAATTCTTCCGAATCAGCCTTACTATATCCGATACATGGCTTTTTACTTTGGAGATGGAATGTACGGGTAGATTCAAGCTGAAGAACCTCTGGCAAACCAGTATTGCAAGCAACGTATTTTGCCACATAGTCGGGGGCTGATGAGTTGACAAGTGAATAGTCGACAATACCATGCGCCCAACTTTTAGATAAGATTTCTCCGAACTCTCGAGCGATGTATTCGGAATCAAACCAGATGATAGCATGATAATGCGGACGCAAACCTTTGGGGCTATACTCGGCACAGACGAAATAGCGAATGTTTTTGTTTTCATTGATGTTATTTATTTTAAATGAATAATCAATTCTTGAACGGAAACGCTTGAAGAAAGTAACGACATCATAACGACACACATAAGGAACACCGTCTTTTGTATCATGTGACATTTTATGAGTTAAACCGTTATACTCCTCAGGCAAAACTTTGTCAAAGTCACAATCTCTATTAGATAACATCTGGTAAT